CAGGCACGCATGCTCCGTGCTTTGAACAACCTTCACGACGTGAACTTTCGCACCCTCAACACCAAGTCTCTCATGGTTAAGGGTGAAGTGCTACTTAAACGAAATGATCCGTCCTGGGCTCCTAGAGTTATATATGTAGGTTCCGACGAATACAACGTCTTGACTGGACCTATTATGGATGAGTTTAACAAACGTCTCTCCCTTTCTCTAGACCAGTTCTCATCCCCAGAGGTTGAGGTCATGATGGCATACTCCAAGCAAGATACCCAAATCGCAGATTTCCTCCACGGCAAGAAGCGGTATTTTGAAGGAGACTTTTCAGCCAATGACCGTAGCCAGCTCTGTAGTGTGACTGAGATTTTTGCACATTGGTTAAAGCGTTGTGGAGCCCCTTCATGGTTTGTGCGATTTTATAAGAAGAATTCTTTACAATTTCGAGTTATGTCCTACGATTACGGTATCAGTGCCACCATTCAAAACCAGCTCGCCACTGGTGGCACCGACACCACAGGACGTAACTCAGTCTGGAATTTCTGCCTATGGTATTCTTTCTGTGAAAAGTATAAAATCCGCAGCACAAAAGTAGCTATATTGGGTGACGATATAGCCGCAGGCGTAGACAAAGATGGTATTAATTGTAAGTTGTGGATAGCCCATTGTGGTTCCGCCGGCATGCGCCTCAAGGCACATGAGAGGAACTTTTATTGTGATTTATCTTTCCTATCCCGCTTCTTTGTTCCTGTAGGGCAGAGTAATTGTATGGTCCCGTTGATTGGTAAAGCGTTGTGCCGCTTCAACGCTAGATCCAACCGCAATCAAGACATTGACGACGACCATTACATCGCTGCTAAAGCCCTATCTTACGCCTACGAGTTTAGACACGTCAGCTACTTGCGTGATAAATTTCTTAGCCGTTTCAAATCCACCGGGGTTGCTCTTTCTTCTCTCAGGCTTACCGATTTAACTTGGTTCGCGCGTCAAAACGTCACTGGTCTTCCCGACGTTTTGAAAGCCTGTCGAGATGAGCCTCTCGTTATTTCTGATTTGGATTTTCTCGAAATTATCATGGCCAAATATGATATTGGACTCTACGACATGGACGATCTGTGTGGCAAGTTGATCACTTCTTCAACTGTGGAAGTTTTT